AGAAACTCCTAAACCTGTAATTACACCGGCTCCTGTACTTCCTAAAGAAGAACCACAACCAGAGCCAACACCTCAACCATTGCCTGAACCAACTCCTACACCCGTTATAGAACAACCTACTCCTATTGTAGAACAACCAGTTTATAGTGGTGGTGGCGGAGGCGGAGGTGGTAGCAGAAGTTACTACGAAGAAGGTAGAGGATTTGGTGGACAAGCTGATGTAGTTGATAGAGAGAGTATACAAAATTTTATGTAAGATATTTATAATAAAAAGATTAAATGGCGGAAGCACCGATAGATTCACTTTCAAGAGAACCAAATACTACTGATGGTATTCCATTAGATGTTTTAAATGCAACCGGAGGCGGAGGTGGTGGTGTTTCTACTACATTCGTACCACCAAGTTATACCCAAAGCGATACATCTAAACCATTAATAGTAAATCTTGTTTCAAAAAATGGAACTTCTGTTGAATGGTTAGAAGATGGTGTTTCGCAGGGTATTGGCCCAAGTGCGAGAGTAATACATAACCCTTCTATTAGATTTGGTTCTAAGAGAACATATACTGCCAGATTAAACAATGGACAAGTTTTAAGTTATTTCGAAGTATCAATCGAAAAAGTATTTGAGAAACCATACAATACTACCACATATACCCCATTTACAGCATTTGTAAATCCAGCATCATCTATGTTTGGTGGTATGAATGGAAATAGTTATATGTCTGGGTATAACGCATACGATTGGAATTTTAATTATGGATTTCAAGAACCAATATCGGTGAATGATTCTCTTTACCAGGAAGGTATCGTTATAAGAGAATATACATACCGAAATGGAAGTTGGTCAGAAGGTGATGCACAAAAGTTATGGTTTACCGATGGTGCAATCACTTTGAATTTTAATGTAGAGAATACATCTACAATAGGTCAACCAATTCAATCTGGTCCAACCGCAGTTGCTACTCAAATAATTGAGCCAAATCCATTAGCACAATACGAAATTGTATTCAGTAGTAATTTAAAAAATGAATTAGGGGATTCGGTAACATTATCATATCAAATCGTTTCACAAACAAATGATATTGTAAAAACGGGAACAATTAGTTTATCAAACGCAAATGTTATTGATACAATTGATAGAAATGTTCTTAATAATGGTAGTGTTAACTTTCAAATAAATGGTTCACTACCAGATGGAATATCTTTTACAAACATATATCACGGACTAGCTTCCCAAATTGGTAATCCTGCTCAAATTAATTACGGAGCATTAACAAATGTTCCAACTGCATTCTCAGTACCCGCATCTCAACTTAGAAATAGTTTAGTTGTTATTGCTAATGCTGAAAAAGTAATTAGGTTTGCAGAACCATCGATTGTATTAGATAATACACAATTTGATGTTAGAGTAAAAGATTCCGATACTGAAAAAAGTATATCTATACCATTTTCTACACAAAATGCGGATAGTGTATTAGTTTATTTATCTCCTGATAAAACATTAAGTGTATCGGCGGCAGATAAACAAGTAACAATATATTTCCAAAAAGATTTTCAAGAGGTATACGGACAAAAAAGAATAATATTAGTACCTGTAAGTAATGGATACGGCACAGGTAATAGAATAGAAGCATTAGTGACATTTACGGCAGTAAACGATTACCCATCTATTACTGAAACAACTTATGCTGATTTAATTGATATCCCATCGTTTTCTGATTTTAATATTGAGTATGAATTAAAGTATTCAACATTTTCAGCAACATCGGTTGATATATTTTTAAGATTAAAAGATAAAAGTTTAACACCTTTATTTAACAATCAATCTCCAAATGGTAATTTAAAAATTAACCTTAAAAAGTTAAGAGATAATTATCCGAATTGGGCTGGAAGTGATAATATTAGTATTGTATTAAAACCTTATAATAGAGGTGGAGCTGAAGAGTTAGTTGGTAACGATTATGAAGTTGTAACCAAATTAATTTTACCATCTATACAAATCGATGAAGATGTTTTTGGTAAAGCTATATTTGATGCATTTATAGAAAAATTATCAATAATTGAACCTGAAAAAGAGAGTAAGTATTTAACACATCTTGCTAACTTTGGTAATAATGAACAAACTTTAATTTCATCTTGGGAAATTGATAATTGGACACTATCTAAAAAATCAGTAGATGCTTTAGGTAATGAATATGTAAAAAAAGAAGATGAAGTTGAATCTATAATATTAAAATTATATTCACCACTAAATGCAAGCGTAACAGCTAACTCAACTTTTTGGATAACCAAATTGATGACAAATCCGTTAATTGAAACGGTAGTTCTTACTGAGCAAGCTGGGCCTGGATGTCCTCCATTAAAAGGACCTAATTTTAGTATTGATATTGATTTTGTAAGCGGACAATCTACGAATTACGAATCATTAGATAATATGATTTTAAGTGGTTCTACATCATCAAACACCCTTATTCAAAAGTATTTAAGTGGTTCTTTAGTAAATACAAACGATTTAAACATAGAATATGGTAGTGGTGATGTATTACAAAGTGGTTCTATAAAATGGAATAATTTTGTACATTTTAGTTCAGCCAAAGAAAGAGTTGATAATTTTGTATATAAAGTACAATTAATAGAAGCGTATGATGCATCATTAGAATCAGCATATGCTACTGGTTCAATTGGAGATGGGTTGTATACAGGCTCAGCAGATGGTATCAAACAAATAGAAAGACTTAATTCAAAGAAAAGGGAATTATTGGGTGGGTTTGATGGATTTGAAAATTTCTTATATACATCATCTTCTTTAAGTTGGCCTTACAATGGAAATACAAAAGAATTAAGTACTTCTATTGAAGTTTCAAATTGGTATGATACAATTATAACATTGGCTGAAGATTTTGATACTCAAAACTTTAATTGGGTTCAAAATAACATTCCACAATATATTGTAAATAATGATGAGAATGCAAGTTTGTTGTTATTCTTCTCAATGATAGGTCAGCATTTTGATAACATATATTTCCATACAAAATCTATTGAAAAAAGTAGAGGATTGGGATATAAAGCTAAAGATGGTATTTCTGATAAATTATTATTTGAAACATTAAAATCATTTAGTTGGGATGCTAAAAATTTAGCAACAAATTCTCAATTATGGAACTATGTGTTTGGAGTGGATTCCGATGGTAACACAAAAGAGTTAACACCTGCTAAACAAAGAACATATGATGTTTGGAGAAGAATTGCAAATAACTTACCTTATTTATTGAAACATAAAGGAACGAGAAGAGGTGTTTATGCACTATTAGCTTGTTATGGAATCCCATCATCAAATCTTTCAATTTTAGAATTTGGTGGACCAGAAGTTGATAATGCAAATTCAAAGAGTAAGTTAGTAATGGATAACATTACAACTGCCTTAACTATGATAAATGGTTCAACTATTGAATTTGATTGGAAAAACACCGAAAGAAATAGAAAACCTGATACAATAGAATTCTTTGTTAAGCCATCTACAAGTGGTAATTATCAAATAATATCAGGTAGTGATTGGAACATTACAATAAGTGGGTCTACGGGTGATGATTATGGTAAAGTAATATTTAATTACTCTAACTCAAATAGTTTAACATCATCTAGATTACCAATATTTAATGAAAAGTTTTTTGGTATAGAAGTTAGTAGAGAAGTTAGTGGTAGCTACCATAATTTTGAATTGAATCTAAGACAAGCTGATAAAGAGAGAAGTATATTTCAAGAATCAAATTCAGCTAGTGTATTAGCAACTAATAGTAATTGGAATAGTGGTTCTAAAATAAAGTTAGGAAATAACTTTGTTGGTAGTGTAGATGAGTTCCGTTTATGGAGTACACCACTACAATCCGATGTATTCTATCAGCATGTATCATTTCCTGAAATGGTTAATGGTAATCATGTATCTGCTTCTACCGATGATTTGTATTTCCGTTTAGATTTTGAATATCCTAAGAATTTAGCGGTATTCAATACTCTTCCAAATGTTGATACAAACATATATTTTAGTGGAAGTGCGGATAGAATAAGTTATGAAAGCGGAAGTGCTACACAATTATATTCATTAAATCCATCCGCTTCTTTTTCAGCAAGTGTAAGTGGATTTGCAAATATAGCAGAATACCCATATCAATTCGAAGCAATCGATAGAAGTGTGGTGTTAGAAATACCAGATGGTGGTTCATCTCGTTATTCAACTAATAAGGTTAGATTTGAATCACAAGAGTTGATAGGAAGTCTTTCATCTAAAAGTAGAGCAACTAAAAAAGCATTTGACCAATCTCCTACGGATTCTAATAGAGTTGGTTTATTCTTCTCTCCTACAAAAGAGTTGAACATTGATATTGCAAAATCTTTGGGTGGATTGAATTTAGATAACTATATTGGTGACCCATCGGATAGATACAAAGATAATTACAATCGTTTAAATACTTTACGAAAATATTACTTTGAAAGATTCGATGGTAGAGATATTTATGCATACATCAACTTAATCAAATTATATGAGAAATCTATGTTTGATGATATTAAGAAGATGTTGCCGGCAAGAGTTAAAGCAACTACTGGTCTTTTAATAGAACCACATTTCTTAGAAAGAAGTAAACATAAACATAAGAAACCAACAGGTGAGGCTAATTTATATGAAGCCGAAATAGATAATAGAGATGATTTAATTATATCTTCCGAAAATATTCAAAAAGAAGTAACATTAAATGCTCAATCTGAATATGTATTAAGTGGTGAAAATAATCAAAAAGAATCTACAATTGATGCTAATTTAGGAGAAAGTTTATCAGCTGATAATTATCAATATGATGGTACAATAAATTCAGATGAAACAACATTAACTTCTGAATATTATCAAAATCAAGGAACAATTGATGCTGGTTTAGGTGACCCTACTATACTTAGTGAAATTGATATTATAAATTCAAACATAGTAGTAGGCCAATCTGATTTAGAACTACTTGGATTTGGTTTATTTGCACAAAGTGGTTCTGCGATTAGAACATATTTTGATAAAGATAATAATCGTATAAAAGAAAGAGTTAAAGTAAGTATTATTAAAGAAAAGAAGACTAGAGATTATACTTATTTAACAGGAAGTGCTAGTGATAGATTGTATACAGCGTTGGGTACTGAAACTTATTATGAATCTTATGTAAACATTCAACCATTTACAGGTTCAAACGGAAGTATAAATTCATTACCAACTACAGACGCTAAAATAATAGAAGTAACTCCTGTGAGTGGATATTTAAAAACTCACTTCAGAAATACTTCAGATTTAACAAGAGGATTAGAAAATTCTTTCTTTAGAGGTTCAAAAAATACTGCAGCTACCACATTAGATGGTACATCACCAGTTGAAACATTTACTACTAACCCTAATACTCTAAGAGTAAATAAAGCAGGTAGAGATGCAAGTGAACCAATTTTGGAAGTAGAATAACGGATTTTTATAAAAACTATATTTATTATTAAAATAGAAATAAATTAACAATGGGATATTTAAGTAATACCGAATTAACAGTGGATGCTATCTTAACAAAAAAAGGTAGAGAAAAACTTGCAGCAGGATTGGGATTGAACATCACTCAATTCGCTTTAGCAGATGATGAAATTGATTACTCTTTGTATGAACCGGCTCATCCGCTTGGTTCGGCATTTTATGATGCAGCAATTAAGAGTATGCCAGTTATCGAAGCATCTCCTGATGAAACTCAAGTAATGAAATACAAATTGGTAACACTACCTAAGAATACAACTCGTATTCCTGTGGTTGAATTTGGTGTTCCTAACATTGCAGTTAATCAGAGAAGTGGTGAGGTATCATTATCTCCAACTACATCTCCAGCAGGAAATAGAAGATTAGGATATACAATTATCCTTTCTAATAAAAATGCAGGTGATATTGTAGGTGAAGGTGTAACATCTGATGTAGGTACTGTTCCAGTATTTATTGGTGATGATGTTTCAGCAACAGCTGCAGTAGCAAAGGGATTAACATTTAAGTTTATTCCAAATCCATCTTTAACTTCGTCTATCAGAACAACAATAACTGTTTATGGTAACGAAACGGGTGGTTCACAAACGATTCCAGTAACCGTAACATATGTACAATAAATAAACTATGGCAGTAATAAGAGATAATAGAGGAGCCCTATTAGCAAGTAATTTATCACAATACTTGGCAGGTGCAGCAAACACCGCTGGCACTCCCGTTGATACTAACGAATTAGTAAACATCGTAAACCAATTTTTGGGGCAGGGTGAGCAAATCAGCACCGATATCACTACCGTAACTAATGGTATTTATAAAAAGTTCGGTTCAATTGATAAAGTAACAAATAGAACTGAAGTTGTAACTTCTGGTATTTGGAGTGGAGATAATGGTTCGTTAGAAACATTCCACACTTCATCTGCTCAAAGTTCATCTGCAAGTGGAAGATATTACTTAGATGTTTATAATGAAAACGCAACATCTTCTTCAGCAGAAGTTCAATTCTCAATTGCATATGGTCATATTAATGGTGGTGGTGCACCAACATTAACTCAAACTGATAGTTCAACACTCCCTACTAAAGCTATTTACTCACAATTCCGTAATTTATTATTGGATAGTGGTGATACATACTTTAGTGTATACAATGGTTCTACTGCAGGTGCAAAAGATTTAGATGATATATTTGCAATCAATGTAAATAGAGCTAGATATAAAGAACAATTAGACCCAGGTAATATTCAATTAAATTTACAAAATGGTTCTACTATTATTTCATTAATAGATGATTCAGGTCAAACTGAAGCTGTTGGTGCAAGTGGTAGAGTATTTAATATGGTAAGTGGAGCATTAAACATTGGAACTGCTAATGAAGGAACTATTAGTTCTGTAACCGCTTCTAATGGACAAGGTTGGGGATTATTCTACCCAGATGCGGGTGTAATGTTACTTAACCCAATGGCAATAGCCGCAGGGTTAGGTGTAGCTTTCTCATCAGCATCAGCAGCTAACACTTATAATAACGCTATTAACAATATGAAATTATACCAAGCAATTAGTGCTAGTGGTGATTTCCAAGCTCGTAGAACTGAAAATGTTTCTACATCTCATTATTTTGTTAGAGCAAACAATAGAGAGTTTAACTTCTCAAATAACCCAACATTCGTAACTGGTTCAGTTGGACAATTCGTTCAACCAACATTTGAAAGAGACCCTAAAGTGTATATTACTTCAGTAGGTCTTTACGATGATGCAAATGAGTTATTAGCAGTAGCAAAAACCTCTAAACCAATTGAAAAATCATTTGATAAAGAGGTAGCAATAAAAGTAAAGTTGGATTTCTAATCGGAAATAACTAATAAACTACTGACCCACCTTTTTGGTGGGTTTTTAGTTTCTGAATATTTATATACGATATGTTAAAAAGAATACCTAAATCTGATGTTAGTATTAGACCATTCAAAGCCTACAAAGAGTGGAGTTTTGTAAGTGGTTCTGATATTACTTTAATGGAAGCTGAAAATACATTATTGTATGATGAAGCAAATAATGTAACTCTTGGAAATGGTGTTACATATAATAAGCACTCTTTATATGGTCAATTAAATTCATTATTTTATTCGAATGTAGATAACCCATTTTATAGAGTTGGAACTAAATCTAACCAACCTGCAGCTGTAAGTGGTGAAAGAGCGTTTAATGGTAAAGCTAAAATATTATCTATTCCGCAATCTATATTTGGAGAAGAAATTAAAAAAGGAAGTTTATCTTTAACCGATAGCGTAACATCTACTACATTTGTTGAAAATGGTTCTGGCTCTTTGATGAATGGAACTACAATTGTTGGTGATGTGTTTTATGACCATGGGTTGGTTGTATATACCGATACTGCTTCGTTAAGTAGTACATTAACTGGCGATTGGCAAATTGATTTTAAATCAACCGAAACTATTTACGAAAATGAATATTTACTAATCGTAAACGAAGATGAATTTAATATTTCACAAAATCCTTCAGCAGTTGTTAAAGTGGGGGGTATTACTTCTACTTTTACAGATTCCGATGGAATTGTTCGAACAATTAACGAAGAGCAACCTGTTAGGTATATTAGAAAAAAAACCACATTAGATAATGGTACTATATTAGATTTTAGATATGGTTCAAATGTTAATTCTGCTATTAGTGGTGGATTCGAACATAGTGATTTAAGTGGTTCGGTGGATTCAACCGGCTCATTCTTAGCACCATTTATTACAACAATAGGATTATATGATGATAATTGTGATTTAGTTGCTGTGGCAAAATTACCACAACCAATTAAATCAGAACCTGATTTTCCTGTGAACTTTATTGTTCGTTTTGATACATAATTGATATTTATTAATAAACAAAATAAAATATGTCAAAGATTTTAGAATTATATAAGGCAGCTCAAAAAAGTTTAGGATTAGATAAAATCTCTAAAGAAGCTGGAATCAAATCACAAACACCTTATACTACCAATGATTTAAAACAGGTAGATGAGCAAGTATTAACAGCAGCTAAATTTAAAACCGGAAGAGGTGGCGAGGTAACATCCGCTCCAAAGTATTCCGATACAATGAAAGCTAAATAAAAACATTTAATGGCTAAAAAAGTTACAAAGAAATCTAGCAATTGGGTTGCTAGAAAATATGGGTTTAAATCGGGTCTTGAAGAAAATATATCTATACAAATCGAAAGTAAAGGAATTAAGGTTGAATATGAGTCCGAAAAAGTGGCTTATACTATACCTGCTTCTCAACATACTTACAATCCTGATTTTAAGTTACCAAATGGTATTTTTGTAGAAACAAAAGGTAGATTTGTTGCGGCTGACAGGAAAAAACACCTATTAGTTAAGGCGCAAAACCCTACACTTGATATTCGTTTCGTATTCTCCAATTCAAAGAATAAAATCACTAAAACATCAAAAACCACATATGGGGATTGGTGTGATAAGAACGGCATTAAGTATGCTGACAAGATAATACCAGATTCTTGGTTCGAGGAGTAAAATAGTTCCCAAAATATTTGGAAATATCAAATATTGTTCATATATTTGTATTGTGTTGAATAGTACTGACAAATCCAAAGTTATTACAACGCTTTCTAATGCGTTGGGTAGTTACTCCAATTTAAAAGGTAATGAACTTGCATTTTATTGTCCTTTTTGTAATCATCACAAACAAAAACTACAAGTAAATACGGAAACCCAAAAGTGGCATTGTTGGACTTGTAATAGTGGTGGTAAAAAATTAACATCTTTATTAAAAAGATTAGATGTTGATAGAAAAACAATCTCAATCATTAGAGAAATATACGGAGATTCGAATTATAATCCCCAAAATGAGGATGCGGATACAAAAGTATATATTTCCTTACCAAAAGAATTTAAATCGCTTAATGAAGTTCCTAAAGGGTTTAATCCTGAATATAAACATGCTATGTTCTATCTAACTCAAAGAGGAATTGGTATGAAGGAAATTATTAAATATAATATTGGATATTGTACCGAAGGTTTGTATGCAAAAAGAGTTATCATACCATCGTATTTATCAGATGGGCAATTAAACTACTTTGTTTCTCGTTCTTATTACCCAGAAGAGAAAATGAAATACAAAAACCCACCAATCAGTAAAAATGTAATTTGTTTAGAATCACAAATTAATTGGAATGAACCAATTATATTATGTGAAGGTGTTTTTGATGCAATTACAATCAGAAGAAATGCGATTCCACTATTAGGTAAGTTTCCATCAAGAACATTGGTTGAGAAAATCTTTATGAGTGGTGTTAGTGATATTATTATTTCATTGGATAACGATGCAATTAATGAAGCACTAAAAGCAGCAGAATATTTTAGAAAGCAAGGAATAAATGTAAAGATGATGCATATGAAAGATAAAGATGCATCTGAAATTGGATATGATAAGTTTTATGAAGAACTAAAGAAAACTAAAGAGTTTTCATCCGAACAATTATTATTAAATAAGATTAATAGTTTATGAGTAAATTAAAAAAGATTTACCACATTGCCGATGTACACATCCGTAATGTGAAAAGACACAATGAGTATCGACAAGTGTTTGAAAAAATGTTTGAGGAGATTCGTAAAAGAGGTACGGAAGATTCAATCATTTATTTAGCAGGGGATATTGCTCATGCTAAATTAGAATTATCTCCTGAATTAGTTAGAGAGATAAGTTGGTTATTTACGGAATGTTCTAAACATTGTGAAACAATCCTCATCACAGGTAATCACGATTGTAATATGAATAATTCCGATAGATTGGATGTACTTACTCCAATTGTAGAGGCTTTAAATCTACCAAACTTTACATATTTGAGAGATACTCAAGTACATACAATTGATGATGTGGATTTTGCAGTATTCAGTATATTTGATGATAAAGCAAATTGGCCTAAAGCAGATACTTTAAAAGGTAAAACAAAGATTGCTTTATTTCACGGACCAGTTGATAATTCACAAACCGATATTGGATATGTAGTATCTTCTCGCCATTTTACAACGGATATGTTTGATGGATACGATTTGGCTTTATTGGGTGATATTCACAAACGACAAGAGATGATTTCTCCGAAAGGATGTAAGGTGGTTTACGCAGGTTCTTTGGTTCAACAAAACTTTGGTGAAACATTGGATAAGCACGGATTCCTTGTTTGGGATTTGGATACAATGGGTTACGAAGCAGTTGATATTCATAACGATTATGGATATTACACAATGGATATTGATAATGGGAAAGTTCCTATTGTATCCGATATGCCAAAGAAACCTCGTTTGAGAGTTCGTTTATCTAATACCGATTCTGCTGATACTAAAAGAGTAATGGCTGAAATTAAGATGAGATATGGTGTTGAAGATTTTACAATTATCAGAACCGATTCTCTTTCTAAATCAAAAACAGGAGATAGATTAAATAAATTAGATTTTGAAGATATTTCGGATATCAATTATCAGAACTCACTTATCAATGAGTATGTTGAGAGAATGATGCCATTTGTAGTTAAAGAAGATTTAGAAAAGTTAGAAGGAATTAATAGAGATATTAATAGTAGAATTGTAAATGAAGATGTACAAAGAAATATCCAATGGAAACCAATTAAGTTTGAGTTTTCAAATATGTTTAGTTATGGAGAAAATAACAAAATTGATTTTACAAAGTTAGGTGGATTGATGGGGTTATTTGCACCAAATGCGCAGGGTAAATCATCCCTATTTGATGCAGTATCATTTTGTTTATATGACAAAAGTAGTAGAGCTTACAAAGCAGCTAATATTCTAAACAATCGTAAATCAGATTTCGTTTGCCATTTACACTTTCAAATCGATGGAATAGATTACCACATTGAAAGAACTGCAAAAACTATTAACAAAGGAAAGAATGTTAAAGTAGATGTACAATTTTGGAGACAAGATGGTGATACTAAAACTTCATTAAACGGAACGGAAAGAAGAGATACAAATACTATCATTGAGCAATATGTTGGTAAGTATGAAGATTTCGTACTAACTGCATTATCGTTGCAAGGTAACAATGCCCTATTCATTGATAAATCTCAATCAGAAAGAAAAGATTTATTAGCTCAATTTATGGGATTAAATGTATTCGATAAATTATATGAAACAGCAACCGAAGATATCAAAGAAGTATCGGTTTTAATTAAGAACTTTAAGAAAACTGATTTTACATCTGAATTGGCTGATAAAGCAACTGAATTAAAAGATAAGAAAGCTGAATTAAAAGATTTAGAAAAAGAATTAGGTAGATTAAATGATGATGCTACGGATATAGGTGGTAGAATTGTTGGATTGAGTAGAGAATTAACTCCAATAGATGGTAATCTAAATTTAGAATCTTTAACAAAGCAAGAAGGTGATTTGGGTAGAGATATCTTACACATCCTTGCAGAAAAGAAATTAAAAGCAGCTAAAATAGAAGAGTACACTAATCTAATATCGGAAGTTTCACAATCCATTGAAGATAATAAAACAATCAATGGATTACCAATAGAAGAAGCTAAAAAAGAATGGGATTTATTAAAAGACCAGATAAATGATACGCTTCATCAAATTGAATTATTAGAAAAGGGTATTGAACATAACAAAGAGAAACTTTCACATTTGGAACAACATGAATATGACCCAAATTGTAATTTTTGTATGAATAATGTATTCGTAAAGGATGCAATTGAAACACAAAAAAAAGTAGATGAACAAGGTAATCAATTAGAAACCTTAAACATTTTACACACAGCTCTTATATCGCAAGCAGGTAAGATTGCTGATGTAGAAGAACAATGGGAAACATTGAGTGAGTTAAAATCTAAGTATCAAAAAGCAATTGTTATTAAAGAAAAAGCAGAAGCTGAATCATTGGGGTTTGATACTAAGAGAGAGTTATTAGAACACCAATTACAATCGGTAAAAGATAATATTCAAAAATATCACGACAATGAGGAAACTATTAAGCGTAATGCACAAATAGATGAAGTTATTTCTGGTTTACAAAGAACTAAAGGGGAGATTGAAAGTGAAATTAAAAAAGTTACTAAAGATATAGCAAGTGTGAATGGCGCTATTTCTTCCATATCTTCGTTTATAGAGGGGATAAAAGGTAAGATGAATGATGTTAAGGAGTTAGAAGAAAAGAATCGCCTATACACTTATTATTTAGATGCAGTCAAAAGAGATGGTATACCATATGAGTTGATTTCCAAAGCATTGCCAGTAATTGAAAATGAAGTAAATAATATTCTTTCGCAAGTTGTAGATTTCGGAGTTGTAATGGATGTGGATGGTAAATCTATCAATGCCAAAATTGTTTATGATGACCAAGAATGGCCATTAGAGATGTGTAGTGGTATGGAGAAATTTGTGAGTGGATTGGCTATTAGAGTTGCACTTATCAATGTATGTAATTTACCTCGTCCAAACTTCTTAGTAATCGATGAAGGATTTGGTACATTGGATTCCGATAACTTATCATCTCTATTTATGATGATGCAGTATTTAAAAACTCAATTCGATTTCATATGGGTAATTTCTCACTTAGAACAAATGAGAGATATCGTAGATGGATTGATAGAAATAAAAAAAGAAAATGGATTTAGTAAGAT